GACTGTACAAAAAGATAATGTGGTAGTAGAAGGTATGACATGGAGAAAACTTACACCTGTAGAGTGTGAGAGATTACAAACCCTGCCTGACAACTACACAGAGGGTGTTTCCAAGACTCAAAGATACAAGATGATTGGAAATGGTTGGACAGTAGATGTCATTGCACATATATTGAAAGGATTAAAAAATGAATGATGGTTCAAATGATTTTATGAATAAAGTATTAGTAAGTGTTATTATGATACTTTATATTTATGCAGTAATAGAAATAGGAATGGAGTTATTATCATGATTACATTAGAACAAATAAAAAATGCAGTTGCAGACATCAAAGCAGATGACGAGTGGGTAAATGATAGCCACACGAAAGCAGAGCATAGAGGTGTATGCAATGGTTTAGATATGTTGGTTAAACATTTTGAGGAGATTAAAAATGAACAATGATGAATTGATATGGTTTATATTAGGTTGTGCTTCAGTAGCATTCTTATTTGGATACTATGGAATATGCCTATGAAGAAATCAAAAGAACAACAAAAGAAAGAAGACAATATGATATTGTTATCTTGGGAAGATTATTCAAAACAGTTTAATACATACTCAATACTGACTTGGATAATTTATATTATATTATTTATTCCCATGTTAATTGCATGGATTATAATTGAAATGAGAAAGGATTAATTATGAATAGATTTATTATAGAGAAGACACCTCAAGAAATTGCAGCATCTCTATGTGACCAACACGTAGTTAAGATGCCACTTGAAGAAGCACAGATGTTATGTACTGCCTTATGGCATCATGCACCTCAGTATGCAGAAGATAATAACTTGTACAAACCTGTACATCAAAAGCATCCATGTACTTTATGGGCAATGGAAACGAGAAGTAATTATTCTTTTGCTTGGAGATTGTATATTGCAATGCTTGTAGAGTATGAAGTTAGGTATGGCAAAAAGCATGGAGCAGGCAAGCATAAGTTCGCCTTACTCAAAGGCATGGGATACATACCTATGGGGAAACTAACTCAACATCCTCAATGCTTTAGTGGATTAGATGAGTTAAAGACAGATGAGTTTTATCCTATTGAAGCTTATAGAAAGTTTTATATTGCAGATAAGTTAGACTTTGCAAGGTATAAATACACTACTAAACCTAGTTGGATGAATACTCATTCCATTACCAGAAGATTTCTAAATGTTTAGAATCTTTAATTACATATTAGGTATTGTAATAGGTAGTTATTTAGTGTATATAATAGGTATGGCAATTATAAATGATGTATGTGGTTGTGCATTAGATGTATATAAATGGCTATTTGTGTAATGAAAATTAAAAAAATAAATCCCATTGCTAAAGTATTATTTACTTGGAAGTTTTTAACTTCAAAGAGAGTGCCTAATAAAAAAGGTAAAGGGTCATACAAAAGAAAAGAAAGGACACGTAATGAAGTGGACAGAACTAGAACCTAAGAAAGAGGACAGAAAAAAGTTTGACATTGACCTTCAATGGGGAAAAGTCAGAGAAAAGAATGTGGCAAAAATGTTGCAAGATAAAAAGATAGAAGTCAAAAGTGAAAGAGATATTTGGCAGTCAACAGGTAACATTGCCATTGAGTTTGAGTCTTATGGAAAACCTAGTGGCATCATGGCAACTGAATCAGATTATTGGTTTCATAATCTATGTATTGGAGATGAAACCTTTTGTACTTTAGTCTTTGATGTCAATAGCTTACGTAAGATTATTAATAATTTAGATTCAAAAAAGATTGTCAAGGGTGGTGACCACTATGCATCACGAATGTATCTTTTAAATCTTCAAAAATTATTTTCTTCTGATGTAATTAAAACTTTCAAAGGAAATTAATATGGGATTAAAGAATCAAACGAATAAGTGGGAAGTCATACATCTTCAAGTTGACAGGAATACATATATTGTTTCTGCAACTGACAGGTGGGAAGCAATGAGAAAGGCATTGAATGATATGGACAAACCTACAATAAAAGAAACAGTAGAAACTGTAACTGAATCAATAACACCAATAAGGTATTCATGATGGAGCAAGAACCTGAAAGATATTACGATTGGATTGGTTGGCAACTTAAAAAAGAAAGGAAAAAAATAATGAAAGATGAACACGAAGAGATTGAAAATGCAGAGATGGTATATAATCCACCTCACTATAATCAGTCAAAGATAGAATGTATTGATGCCATAGAGAGTGCAACTGAGAGTGGTTTTGAGAACTATCTACAAGGTAATATTATTAAGTATATATGGAGATATAGATATAAGAATGGTCTTCAAGACTTGAAGAAAGCAGAATGGTATCTTAATAAATTAATTAGTATTACGAAGAATAAATATGACTAATCTTTGGCAAGGAAGTAAAAAATCTCTTTACAAAGAACTGTATATGCAGTATCTTGAAGAAGGTTATACTTCAAGTGAAGCTAAGAAACTAGCAAAAGAAGAAGTGGCAGACATGATAGATACTGACACAGAGTTTATAAATGAAATAATAAAACAGGAGTATGATGATGGATAAGAATGAGTATGTAGGAATTGTAGATGGTGTAGAAAAAGAATGTGTAATATCTTACGACACTACAAAAGATATGTATGAATTAATTGAATCTGAGAATGGTAAAATAATTAATAAATACTATTCTGTAAAGAGAGAAGGCATGGTAACGCTTGCCAACGTATTAACAACAGACACTACTAGGGAGAAGTAATATGTCAAAAGTAATGAGTAGAGGTAGTTGTTCCAACTGTGGTTCTTCAGATGCAAACATAAAGTACGAAGGTGGTACTAAGTTTTGTTTCTCTTGTAGAACTTATTCAAAAGCAGAAGGACACGAAGAGGTTACTAATAAACCTGTATCAATAAATAATAATCATTTAAACTTTAGTAGTGGAGTGATAGATGCTATACATGATAGACAAATTAAAAGAGAGACTTGTAACTTTTATAATGTCCAAGTCTTACACGATAGAGATAATAATGTGGTTAAGCATATATATCCTTATTTCGACATTAATAATAGTCACGTAGCTAACAAGGTAAGGATTGTAGATAATAAAGCTTTTCATTCTGAAGGTGCATTACAGAATGCAACTCTGTTTGGACAGAATAAATTTAAAGGTGGTAAGTATCTTACAATATGTGAAGGAGAAGTTGATGCTCTATCTGCCTATGAATTGATGGGTTCTAAGTGGGCATCTGTTTCAATAAAGAATGGTTGTCAGTCTGCACTAAGAGATGTCAAGGCAAACTATGACTACATCAATAAGTTTGAAAAGATTGTCATTTGTTTTGATAATGATGAGCATGGCAGAAAAGCAGCCAATCAAGTTGCTCAAGTCTTTGAACCTAACAAGTGTCTGATTATGGACATGAGGTTTAAGGATGCCAATGAATATCTCATGAAGAATATGAGAGAAGAGTTTACAAAAGATTGGTGGAATGCTAGACCTTATACACCTGCAGGCATATATAACTTGGCAGATATATCAGGTCGTATCTATGAAGAGGATGATACAGAGACTTGTTTGTATCCTTACAATGGATTAAATGATAAGTTGTTTGGTATGAGGACAGGTGAACTTGTTACCTTTACTGCAGGTACAGGAGCAGGTAAGTCATCCTTGATGAGAGAGATGATGCACCACCTACTAAAGAATACTAAACATAATATTGGTGTGTTCTCTCTTGAAGAAAACATAACAAGAACTATGTTACATATTATGTCAGTAGAAGCTAGTGATAGATTGTATATCAAGGAAGTACAAAAGACTTATACCACAGAGCAGTTGCAGGCTTTTGAAAAGGCAACTATAGGTACAAGAAGGTTCTTTGGCTTTGACCACTTTGGTTCTATTACTACTGATGAGATATTAAATAGAGTAAGATACATGGTAAAGGCTTTGGATTGTAAGTATATACTTATTGACCACCTTTCAATTCTTGTATCTGGTATTGAAGGAGAAGATGAAAGAAGAAACATTGACCAACTCATGACAAAGCTTCGTTCTCTTGTAGAAGAAACAAGATGTGCAATGCTTCTTGTATCCCACTTGAGAAGAGCTACAGGAGATAAAGGTCAAGAACAGGGTAAAGAAATATCCTTGTCAATGCTTAGAGGTTCACATTCCATTGCACAAATATCTGATGCAGTTATTGCTTTGGAAAGAGACCAACAAGCAGAAGACCCTGTAGTAGCCAATACAACTACTGTAAGGGTACTAAAGAATAGATACGCAGGAGAGACAGGAGTAGCAACGTATCTTCTGTATGATAAAGATTCAGGAAGGTTAAAAGAGATAGAGAATCCTCTTGAATCTAATAACCAAAATGATGTAGAGGACTTTTTATAATGAGATTCATAGTAGATATAGAGACTGATGCTATTGATGCAAAGGTTATTCATTGTATCGTGGCTAAGAATATTGATACTGAAGAAGTATTAACTTGGCATGGAGATACTCTGAAAGACTTTGCTTCATGGGCAGAAACTGTTGACATATTTATTATGCATAATGGCATCTCTTTTGATGCACCTGTTCTCAATAAACTGACAGGAAGTAAGATAAAACTTTCACAGGTGAGAGACACTTTAATCCTTTCACAACTCTCAGACCCTATGCTAGAAGGTGGACATTCACTCAAGGCATGGGGTGAGAGATTGGGATTTGGAAAGATAGAGTATAATGACTTCAGTCATTTCAATGAAGAGATGTTAAAATATTGCATACAAGATGTACAACTAACACATAAACTTTATAAACATTTACTTCCTAAACTAAAGAAGTTTTCAAAGAAGTCTATGTTATTAGAGCATGAGATAAGAGCAATTGTAAACAGACAGGAACAGAATGGGTTTACACTAGATGTAAAGAACGCAACTATCTTATGCTCTAAGCTTGAAGCAGAAGCTTCACAAATAGAAAAAGATTTACAAACAGTTTTCCCACCTATCACAGAAGAAAGGTACTCTGAGAAAACAGGCAAGAGACTAAGTGATAAAGTGGAGCATTTCAATCCTAACTCTAGGCAACAAATATCTAAGAGGTTGATAGAGAAAGGTTGGAAACCTGAGAACCTCACACCTACAGGGCATCCTATAGTTGATGAAGGAACATTGAAGAAGATAAAAAATATTCCTGAAGCACTACAGATTGCTCACTATCTTCTACTACAGAAGAGAGTTTCTCAGATTAAATCTTGGATAGATGTTGTCCAAGAGGATGGCAAGGTGCATGGAAGAGTCATGACACTAAAAGCAATTAGTGGAAGAATGGCACACAACTCTCCAAACATGGCACAAGTTCCTGCTTCCTACTCTCCCTATGGAAAGGAATGTAGGTCAGTTTGGATACCTACAAATGACAAGTATACACTTGTAGGTTGTGATGCATCTAGCCTAGAGCTACGTTGCCTTGCTCATTATATGGGCGATAAAAAATTTACAAAGGAAGTTGTAGATGGTGACATACATACTGCCAATCAAAAGGCTGCAGGTCTGAAGACTAGAGACCAAGCAAAGACTTTTATCTATGCTTTAATCTATGGAGCAGGTGCAGAAAAGATTGGTAGTATTGTAGGTGGTGGCAAGAATGAAGGACAGAAAGTTATCAATCAGTTTATGAAGAATATGCCTGCCTTAAAAGCTTTGCGTGATAAAGTTGACAGGGTAGCTAAGACAGGATTCGTAAGAGGATTAGATGGCAGACTTCTGAAAGTTCGACAGTACCATGCATCTATGAACTTGCTTCTTCAAGGAGCAGGAGCTATCATTTGTAAAGAATGGCTACGTCAAATAACCTATAAGGTGCAACAGGCATACGACTATAAGCTTGTTGCATCTATCCATGACGAATATCAATTTGAGGTTCGTAGAGACCAAGCAGAAAGGTTTGGGGAGATAACTAAACAAGCCATGAAGCTTACTCAAAAAGAACTGAGTATTCATTGTCCACTAGATAGTGAATATAAGATAGGAAAAAATTGGTATGAAACTCATTAAA